GATCTAAAACCTCACGTGCAGCAGTTGCTTTGTTCGCAAGGATAGCCACAGTTTTGTTGGCTTGGAAAATCGTGTACCAAAGAATGTAGGCTGCAGAGGTAGTTGTCTTACCTTGCTGACGACCTTCCATAAGAATCACACGACGATTATTATGGATTACATTTACTTTGTTCTTTTGGCAGTCGTATAGTTTGAAGAGTTTTAAACCATGATCCAGTGTAACAATGTAGCAATAGGACTCAATAAAATAGATTGGATCCGCTGCACACTTCATGTACTCTTTTACATCTTCAGGTGTAAAGTCAACAGTAACTCCAGCTGCTTTGAGATTAGAGTTTGAATTATAAATTTCAGCCATAATTAAAATCCGTCTAACCAATTCTCCGTATTGACAGTTGCAGTGGTGACATCACCTTCTGCAGTATAAATTCTATTTGGATTACTAAAGTCTTCATTGTCACCCATATTAGCATTAACAGTTTCAATAATACTTTGTCCTCCTATTGGTCCAAATAGATTAATCTTCATTTGAAAATTTAAACTATGTGTAACAAATCTACGAGTTTGAAAATCGCCATCGTAATCGTCTTGAACTGATACGCTATTTAAAATAATCGGCACGTCAATTTTAACATTCATATCTGGAACTACATTAATTGTTAGTGTATACTCAGGTGTGAATGTTGGAAGAATTTGCTCGATGATTTGTAAACCATCTTCTTGTGTTTTTGTGAGAATGTATAGTGACAAGTCCAAGTTATATGGAACAGGAGTATACATAGTGGATACTGTACCAGTTCCATCACCGCACTTCAACTGTTGCATACGATTTACTTTACGTGAAGGATCGTAGTTATATCCAATAATCTCAAATGACATTCTTGGAAGAGTAGTGTAAACATGATTTTCCAAAGATGGATCTTGGTCTAAACGAACAATCCACTTTTCTTTTGGAGCATATGCCAAAGGAACTTGTAATCTTTGAATAACATTACCAGTCACAGAATCACCCTGACGACGATCGATATAGATGTCACTGAATAGTGAACCGAATCCTACAATACACTTGCGGATTATTCCATGGTAATATACATTATTATTTAACATTATGGGTTATTCGTATTATCAATTTCACCGAATGGATTTGTTACGCTGAACAATACATCTTGTGATTGGGTTTTAAATTTATTGTTATCGCCAAAAGAATTAACTTTATCAATATTGATATCAATACTTGCAGTTGCTGCAGCATTACTACCACCGCCACCTATAATATTAATACTAGGTGCAGTTTGATAGCCAGATCCTGGATTAGTTATATCGATACGAATAATCTTGTTGGCTGTCGCACCAGTTCCACGAACCGCAGTTGCTGCAGCATCAATACCAGATCCACTAATAAACGAAACTGTTGGAACAGAAGTATAGCCAGATCCTTGATTTGTCACTGTAATAGAAGTAATTTCCCCAGCTGGAGATCTAGTAGTATTAGTTGTGAATGTTTTAAGTGTTTCAAACGCATCAATCTCTGCAATGCCAGTATCGATCTTTTCAGATGCATACTGGAACAACTCAACTTGTAATTTAAACACATATAGTTTACCAAGTTGATAAAATGGATCTTGGTGTTTCACAAATTTAATCTCAAACAAACCTTTAGTTAATGGAAAGTAAATTAGATCACCCTCACATGGACGAGTAGGAATAATTGTTTGACCATAACGACCAACCAGCTGATCCCATCTACGACGAGCAACTACCAATGTAGCTGACTGTTCCATCATAAGACCAAACTTCTGAATAAATGCACCTTGACCATCAAGAGAATCTACATTCTCAAAGTACATTTCAATAGGGAATGAAGATGTAAATTTTGATAAGCGATCCTCACCAAGAATCTCATCTTTAGAAACTAATGTTCTTGGAATGTACATAAATTCATTACCGTAAATCTTAAGAGATTCGATAATGAGATCTTCAACTAGGTACTGTTCATTCTTAGTACCATGAGTAAAATAAACATTAGTAGGCATCTATTATCCCATGAAGAAATCTAGGGGTGCTGACTTATTCTGTAATTCGTCTTCTAGTTCTTTAATTTCTGTAGTGGCTTCATCATAAAGTTTATCACCATCCAGAGTTACACCACCTGGAAGTTGAATGCCAGAGAATTTTTTGATGTTAGTTGCCCATTGTTTTTTAAAGAGAGCAGTTGTATAATGTTTCAACCATGGCTCGTTATAAACTTTAGACCATGTTGTCGGATCCATTGCACGATAACTTTGAACGATAATATAATCGCCAAGAATAAAATCTGTTTGCCAATTGGCATCTAGGTATAAACGACCATTTAAACGATTGAATCTAAATCCTTGATGACCATTTAACTCTAAATCTAATAGAGCCAAATGCGACATAACTGTCTTGTAATAGATTAAAGATGTAGATGTTAAATCATACAAGTCGTTTAATCTTAATTGATATTGCAAATCGAAGATGTTCTTTGAAGAAGATGCTTGACCAGCAGATAAAATCTTTGTGACACCCCAAACATAATCTGGAATATCAATATAACGATTGTCGTATTCACGAAGTGTGATAGAAGATAATGTTGCGTTGTGCCCTGCAGAACCAGTGATTGCTTCGCCAGCTGTAAAAGTTCCAGTAACATTTCTAACTAACAATAAAGTACCAGAAGAAGTTCTGCTAGATTCTTGACAAACTTCAGCAGTTGCTCCAGAAGTTGCTCCAGTGATTCTTTCTGTTAAATTGAAGTTTGTTGCGACAGAAGTAGTAAGAGTAACTTCAGATGCACGGATTTGCTGTTTAAGATAAATCTGTTCCACACCCTCATAGTGGTATAGTTTCCAATAGTCTAACGCTTCATCAATACGATCTTCAATTTGATCATCATCCACGTTAATTTCGAGCACAGGAGCACCCAATGCTCTTAAAGCATATTGTTTTAATCCATCTCTTGAACTGACTGCCATATTTTTATCCTAGTGCGATTGCCATTGCAACTGCTTTTGCGAGTGCTTCACGAACAACGAATTCAGTAGTAGCAATCTGAGTTGTAGAAGTTGATATTGCTGCTGTTGGTGCAGTTGGAGTTCCAGTTAATGCTGGTGATGCAGAAAACACCAAAGACCCAGTACCAGTCTCATCTGTAATAGCAGAAATTAAATTAGCAGAAGATGGAGTGGCTAGGAATGTAGCAACACCAGTTCCTAATCCAGAGATACCTGTCGCAACTGGAAGACCAGTAGCATTAGTTAGTGTTCCGCTTGCAGGAGTTCCAAGAACAGGAGATGTTAGCGTTGGGCTAGTTAAAGTCTTATTAGTTAATGTTTGAGTGCCAGTTAATGTAGCAACTGTTGAATCAATTGCAATAGTAACTGCAGCAGAACCATTAAACGATGCTCCAGAAAGACCAGTACCAATAGTTAATGTATTTGTTGTATTTGCGGTAACAGTAATATTTGCAGAACCATCAAACGATGTTCCATTAATTGTACGAGCAGTTTGAAAAGTAGTTGCTGTTGATGCATTACCAGTCAATGCGCCAACAAACGAAGTTGACGTAACAGATGTTAAACCAGCAAGAGTAGTACTTGAAGCACCTAAAGAAATAGCAGTAGTACCAACTGTTACTGCACTGTTTGCCAAGTTTGCGTTGGTGATTCCAGCAGTACCCGAAAGGTTACTGTTTGTTAATCCGCTAATAGTATTAGAACCAGCAGCGATTGTTTTATTTGTTAAAGTTTCTGCTCCAGCAAGAGTTGCTAGAGTGCCAGTAGTTGGTAGAGTTACTGAAGTATTTGCTGTGGCTGTTAGCGTTGTAGTGTATGCGCCAGAAGTTGTTAAGTTACCACCCAACGTAATTGTCTTGCCTGAGTTATTTACTCCAGTACCACCATATTGACCAGCAACAATAGTGCCTTGCCAAACACCAGTGGCAATAGTTCCAACAGAAGTTAAACTAGAAGCAGTAACACCAGAACCTAATGTAGTTGCAGAAAGAACTGATGTTCCATTAATCTCAAACTGTTTACCAGTAACTAAGTTAAAATCTTCAGAAGAAGTCCAACCAATCGATGACCAGTTAATTGTTTTATCAGTTGCACCTTTAAGTCTGATACCACCACCATTGGCAGTAATATCAGTTGGACTAGCAACAGAACCTAATTCAAATTCAATATCATCAACAGAAGTCACTGTTGAGTTAATTGTAGTAGTCGTGCCGTTTACAGTTAGATTACCAGTGATAACTGTATTTGCATTATTGATTGTTAGCGTACCAGTCGCTGCACCGATAGAAATTGTTGTACCAGCTGCAAAAAGCGTTGGCGATGTAGATGTGGCAAAGAAAGAAGTTGCACCAGATGTAGCATCAATAGATGTCAAACCAGCAATAGTAGTACTAGAAGCACCAAGTGATATTGAAGTTGAACCAATAGTAACAGAACTGTTTGTGAGTGATCCATTACCAATATTTGTTAGTGTATTTGTTGAACCACTAATAGATTTATTGGTAAATGTATCAGTAGTTGCTTTACCCACTAAAGTATCTGTTGCAGCTGGTAATGTTAAAGTAGTTGTTCCTGCAGTAGCAGTGGCTAATAATGTAGTAGTGCCAGAGGTCGAACCACTAAATGCAGCACCTGTTCCACCAATAGTTGGTAGAGTCAGAGTTTTATTAGTAAGAGTTTGTGAACGAGATAGTGTTACAACCTCAACACCTTCAATGGTAACAACACCAGCTGCAGAGCGAGCGATAGTCGTATCCGTAGCGTGTCCTAATTCAATGCTACCAACACCTAGTGCGATAGAAGTAGAAGCAGTAATGCCACTAACTGGAAGACCAGTAGCGTTAGTCAGTGTAAGAGAACTTGGAGTTCCACCTGCACCACCAGAGTAAAGAACAGTACCACCAGTACCGAAGGCAATTGAAGAAGTATCAGTACCAGTAAAAGTTAAAGTATTGCTAATTGTGGCAGTTTTGCCATCAACGATAGTTAAAGTAGAACCAGTTGCTGGTGTAGTAAATGCAACTTTATTAATACTAGTAGCGGAAGCAACACCAAGAACTGGAGTTGTTAAAGTGGGACTTGAACTAAGAACAACAGAACCTGTACCAGTCGATGAGGTTGTGCCTGTTCCACCGCTCGCTACTGGAACAGTATCACCTGAAACATATTCAGCCAAACCTACAACATTACTACCGCTGTAGGTGGCTTTTACTGGAATTTTATCTGCCATTTAATTTATGCCGTCAATTTTAATGTTGTTACTGAGGATCCATCCGATTTGATGAATGGAAGAAAAACCGTATCTAACGAGTTTTGTAATGTTGTCATTTCTGTATATAATGGAATATTTGATGCATTCCCATCATATTTAGTAAATGGAAAAAACGATGCTGCAGTGCCGATTGTAATTGTATCTGTTGTCGCATTAGTACTAATACCAATAACACCACTTGCAACAAGAGTTAATGTATCTGT